GTAATTTAAACGAAATCGTTATGGGAACTCAAGCGGCTCCTATTGCTAAGACAGGCGCAGCAACATTAACTGCCGAAGAATTAGCAAACGGACTTATTACTTACAACGGCGCAGCATTAGCTTTAACAGTACCTACTGGTGCTGCTTTAGATGCTGCTTTTGGCAACATGAAAGTAGATAGTTCTTTTGATTTCAACATCATTAATATCGGTGGCACAAACGCCGCTACAGTAACAGCTAATACTGGTTGTACATTAGTTGGTGTAGCAGCCGTTTCAGCAAACACAGCTTGCACATGGCGCGTTCGTAGAACCGCTGATGCAACTTATGTTTTCTACCGTATCGCTGGTTAATGTAATATCCCGCCCTTCGGGGCGGGTTTTTATAAGGAAAGATTATGCCTAATACCAAATCTGTAGGGGTTGCGTTTAGCGATCCTGAACTGACTTCTGGCACTACAATTACGGGCGCAGTTATTGATAGCACATCAAAAATTCTATCTAATATTGCTACTGGTTCTACTGCATCGCAACAAGGTGCAACTATTGCTACTACTAGTAATAGCGATGTTTTTGTAATTGCTCCCGCAGCAGGTACATTGGCATCCGCTGTGTTTTCTGGTGTAGACGCACTTGCAGCTAATGACACAAACTACATCACTTTTTCCATCACCAACTTAGGTTTAACTGGTTCTGGTTCGGCTGTAATGTTAGCCGCAACCGATGCTAATACTACCAAAGCTACAGGTGGAACTGCGTTAACAGCTAATGCTGCGCGTACATTAACTTTAAATGGCACCGCAGCTAATTTAGTTGTGGCTGCTGGCGATCGTTTACGTATTCGTGCTGCCGCAACTGGTACGCTTGCTAATACTGTGACATTCCCCGTTTATCGTGTGAACTTTACAGTTGTGTAATACATAGGGGCTTCGGCCCCTATCTAACTAAAAAAATCATGCCTATAATTTATCTTAAACACCCTATTCATGGCACTAAAGTTGCTACAATGGATGCCGAAGCAGATTACGATGAAGCACAAGGTTGGGAACGCTACGAACTGGATACGCAACCAGCGATCGTAGAAGAAGCAGTAGAAGAAGTAATTGCGGCTCCTGTTAATACGCTGGAAGTAAAAAGACGTCGTAAAACCTCAGAGTAAAAGGAACCCGCCATGACTACGGCAAACGACCAAATTAACGGCGCTCTGCGCGTATTAGGCATTTTGGCTGAAGGTGAAACACCCTCTGCTGCTACTTCTCAAGATGCTTTGCAGGCTTTGAATCAAATGATTGATTCATGGAATACTGAGCGTCTATCTGTGTTTGCAACGCAAGACCAAGTGTTTTCATGGACACCAGGCGCAAGAACAAAAACTTTAGGGCCTACTGGTGATTTTGTTGGAAACCGCCCTATTTTGGTTGATGATTCCACTTATTTCCGTGACCCTTCCAACGGCATCTCGTACGGCATTAAGCTGATTAACCAACAACAATACAATGGTATTGCTGTTAAAACGGTAACTTCTACCTACCCGCAAGTGATGTGGGTAAATATGGAATTCCCTAATATCACCATGACTGTGTACCCAGTTCCAACCAAAGTGTTGGAATTTCATATTGTTTCGGTGACTGAATTAATGGATGTTCCAAACCTGTCAACTGACATCTATATGCCTCCTGGCTATCTCAGATGCTTTAAATACAACTTAGCTTGTGAGATTGCTAACGAATTTGGTGTTGAGCCACCACCCAACGTGGCTCGTATTGCGATGACTTCTAAGCGCAATCTTAAGAGAATTAATAATCCTGACGACATCATGGCTCTGCCTTACAGCATTGTTGCTACTCGTCAGCGCTTTAACATCTTTGCTGGTAACTACTAATGCTGACGCCTATTTTAGGCCAAGCTTATACGGCTAGGTCGGTTAACGCTGCGGATAACCGCATGATTAACCTATTTCCCGAAGCTATCCCCGAAGGCGGTTATACAGGGGGTTTTCTTAATCGTACACCTGGATTGCGTAAATTAGCTACGATTGGCGCTGGCCCTATCCGTGGGCTTTGGACACACAGCACTAACGGTGTTGATGCCTATGTAGCGTCTGGCAATGAGTTTTTTAAAATGTTGCCTGACTATACTTTTACTAAATTAGGCAACATTAGTGGTGCTGGCCCTGTATCTATAGCCGACAACGGTAACCAACTATTTATTGCTTGCGGGGGCGAGGCGTATATTTACGATGAACCTGCTAATACATTCCAACAAATAATTGATCCTGACTTTTTTGGTGCTGAAACCGTTTGCTACATTGACGGCTATTTCGCGTTTAATCAGCCAAATACACAGATCATTTGGGTAACAGATATTTTTGATGGTGCATCTATTAACCCATTAGCGTTTGCGGCGGCTGAAAGCACACCTGACAAAGTTGTAGCCGTAGTATCCAATAACCGTGAAGTTTGGGTATTTGGTACAGGTACAACTGAGGTTTGGTATGACGCAGCTACTACGCCGTTTCCATTAGCTCCAATTCAAGGTGCGTATAACGAAATCGGTTGTATTGCTAAATCCTCTATTTGCAAGCTTGATAACAGTTTGTTTTGGCTTGGGCAAGACCCACGTGGCTTTGGTATTGTTTACCGCAACCAAGGCTACACAGGCAAGCGCATCTCTACCCACGCTATTGAGTACGCTATTCAGCAATACGGCGACGTATCTGACGCGGTTGCTTACACTTATCAACAAGAAGGCCATGCGTTTTATGTATTAGCGTTCCCGAACGCTGGCAAAACTTGGGCCTATGACGTAGCTACAGGTGCTTGGCACGAACGTGCAGGTTGGAACAATGGTTCGTTTACCCGTCATCGTAGTCAATGCCAAATGAACTTTAATAGCAAAACCATTGTTGGTGATTACGAAAATGGCAATCTATACGCTTTTGATTTAGACGTCTATCAAGATGATGGGCAGATTCAAAAGTGGTTACGTTCATGGCGTCCTATCCCCGCAAACGAAAACAATTTAAACCGTACTGCTCAACATAGCTTGCAACTAATGTGCGAATCAGGCGTAGGTTTAAATGGTATTGCGTATTCTGAATTTAATAATAACGCAATTGCTAGTATAGCTATAGCAAGTATAGCCATTGCAGGCACAGATTCTATATCGCCGACGTCTGGAAATATTGATCCACAAGCAATGCTTCGTTGGTCTGATGATGGTGGTCATACGTGGTCTAATGAACATTGGACAAAAATGGGCAAAATTGGTGAATATGGTTTTAGAGCGTTTTGGCGTCGTCTTGGCATGACGCTTAAATTGCGCGACCGTATTTATGAAATATCTGGTACTGACCCTGTAAAGATTGTTATTACAGGTGCTAACCTATTAATAAGCCCTACAAGTAGATAATGGCTATTCCAGACGTCACCAAAATACCGGCGCCTAGAACGCCGTTAATTGATGAACAATCAGGTGATATGACGCCTGCTTGGTATCGTTTTTTCTATAATTTATTTGGTTTTGCAGGCAGCGGTGGTGATGGCGGTGTGCCTGTCAATCGTGGCGGCACAGGTCACACTAGTTACACCGATGGGCAATTGTTGATTGGTAATAGTGTAGGAAACACCCTTGATAAGAATACTTTAACGCCTGGTACTGCTATTGGCATTACTAATGGTCATGGCACGATTGAAATAGACAATACAGGCGTTACTTCAATAGTCGCTGGTTCAGGTATATCTAGAAGCGCTGCTACAGGTAACGTAACAGTAACCAATACAGGCGTTTTAAGCGTTAGTGGTGGTACTACAGGGCTAACGCCTTCTGCTGCAACTACAGGCGCTGTAACGCTTGCTGGTACGTTAAACGTAGCCAATGGCGGTACAGGTGCTACTACGGCTTTAACGGCGCGAACCAACTTAGGTTTAGGTAGTGGTCTTTCAGTAACGATTACAACTGCTAAGTTAACTGCTTTAGGAGCTAATGGCAGTATGACTTTTACTAATGGCATTTTAACTGCTCAAACGCAGGCTACATAATGAACCAATTAACCGCCATTACCGAACAAAAGATTCAGGTTTTAGAAGCTGAATTTTTAAAGCAACCGCAGGCAGATTGCCCTGTGGTGCATCGGTTTGGCCCAGGCATTTACATTCGTGAAGTAATGATCCCCGCTGGCACCTTGTCTATTGGGCATCGTCAGACGACAACGCACTTGAACGTCATGTTGGCAGGGCGCGTTGTAATGATTAATGAAGATGGCTCAAAGACTGAAGTAGTAGCGCCTACGACGTTTGTAGCAGGCCCCGGACGCAAGATTGGCTATATCTTAGAAGATATGGTTTGGCAAAACATTTACGCCACAGACGAAACCGACGTAGAAAAGCTAGAAGCCATGTTCCTAGATAAAAGCCAGACTTGGCAAGAACACCAAAAGAATCAGCAACTATTACTATCTTTTGACCATTCTGAGGACATTGCGGATTATTACGCCGCTATTGCTGAGTATGGGTTTGACCACGAAACCGTACAGGGTCAAGTGCAAAACCTTGACGATC